CAGTCTCCTTGTCGACGAAATGGAACCAAGAACTGACTTGCTTGATATAACCCAATCCTAATGCCAATTCCAAATAAGAATCGCCAATATCGACGCCCGGCTGAACCTCACCATAGCCAGTGTGATCACCTTCGCGGTAATAGAAATTGAAGAATGACGTAAAGTGTGGGGCGCTTACCTTATTCTTCTTTACAGTAACCTTAATCTTATGGCCCAACTGCACGCCATGGTCATCCTTAAAACGTTCGGCCACACGAACATCTAGGCGAACCGATGAATAAAATGGCAATGCGCGTCCTCCGGGCTGATACTCGGGGTTGCCGAAAGACACACCCGGACGGAGGCGAATCTGGTTGTTAAAGATCACAATAGCGTTAGAATCGTGCACGATAGGAGTCAACTTGCGCAAACCTTGCGACATCAACTTAGCAAGCGGCGCCATGTGATTATCGGCATAATCCCCATCTAGTTCCTGTTCGGTAACTAGAGCAGCAACAGAATCGACCCCAATGACGTCATACTTGTTTGAACGGCACAAGAATTCCGCCATTTCGAACGCCTGAAAACCGTTATCAGGCAAACCAACACGCAAAGCCTCGTAATCAACGCCAGCAATCTCCATAAATGATGCCGAAAGAGCCTGTTCGGCGTCGATGATGGCACCACTGCCGCCGTCACGCTGCGCTCCGGCGACAAAAAGACCGATGATCAACGTCTTCCCGGTCCCCTCCGGTCCATAGATCTCGACTACTCGACCTCTTGGCAGGCCACCAACGCCGAGAGCGTAATCGAGCGTGGGAACGCCCGACGAAATCACCGGCACATCAAAACCATCCATCCTTTCAGCGCCGGTAACAAGTGCGCCCTCTCCGAATAACTCCAGAGCCTTCGCATCCACATCAAAATTGCCAGTTAACTTGGGTGACTTCTTCTTTGCCATTATGGATCCTTAATCCCGTGAACTTCGTAACTCCAATATTCCCAACCAAATGCTGTACTAATTCGATCGAAAATAACGTCACTTACGTACTTTTGCTTACCACTAAGAATTCGACGCAAACCGCGATCAGAAACGCCAGTCATCTCGGAGGCGAGAAGAATTCCGCCTTCAAGTTTTGAAATCTCATTAGCAAGATCGTCTTTAAAATCTTCAACTAGAATATATGGCATAGTGTGTCACTGACAATTGAGGGCGAACCGGAAAACCGGCCCGCCCCCAATTTTAGTCAGTGACGACACTTTTGGCTAGTCTGAGATCTTCGCCCAGATAGCGTCGAGTTCCGATCTATCGCATTTTGCGATGTCATGCTTGACAGGATTCGTGTTTTCCTCGAAAAGCGCGATAACCTTTCGGAAATCACTCCACTTCTCTTTGGTCAACTCGGCCTTAATCCTAGAACGAATTTCATCGTCGCCAACCTCGCCATTAGAACTCGGAGTCTCAGGCTCCGAATTATTCTTAGACGACTTCTTTGAAGCCTTCTTGGGCTTCGGCTTTTCCTCAACAGGGGCGACTTCTTCAGAAGTAGCCGCCCCATTGTTAGGGTTTACCTCATCACCACCAACATACACGTTGGGGTCGTACTCACCATTGGTAGCAAGCGTCTTCAAAGCAATGTAAATCTCGCGGCCCACATCGCCATTCTTTTCGCAAGCCCCAATAAACCAATCAGCCCAGCCCGGCTCATCGGCAACAAGATCGCCAAGTGGCATTCCCTTATGCTTGCCGAAAGGCATCTCCATTGCCTTTGCTGCATCCACCGTAAACGTGGGCAACTTGATCGCGTCGAAATCAATCTCGAGTTCATTTAGAATTCGAATAGTCTCTTCGTCAGACGGCGCCTGATCAAAGAATGACAAGTCATAAAGATCATCTGGATCCACAGACTCCTCGAAAGGAGATGTGTCCATTCGGATCACCGAATAACCCGTGTCGCGACCACTACCAGAACGAGTAATTAGAATGTCAGAAGCCTGAATGTCAATCCCAGACTCCTTCCACGCATTAAACTCGTTAAAGATCTGAGGACCACCGACGAGAATACACACCTTGTTCTCGTCATAAGACCAAACATTCACAGCATTGCGCCTGCTGGAACGAAATCCCTTTCGTCCAAGAAGGTCGCCATTGCGCTGAACAACAAAGCGCACGATGTTTGAATCCTTGTCATTCTGAAAACGCAGCGTGTACTGACGCCACGTCTCAACAAACGACTCAAGGATACGAATGCGGTGCTTCTCGCGACTACGCAGGTCAAGAATGCGATCGTCGCCGCCACCACTTGAACTCTTGCTTTCTGCTGCTTCACCGAACGCTATACGCGCCATCTAATACACTCCTTGAACGTGGCCCCTAGGCCGGAAACGGTGCACAATTAATATCGTGCGTGCATACTTCTTAGTATAGATATCCACCAAGCGGAATCATTGACTGTGGACCAGTTCCGAATCCACGCAGATTGATACCCAACTTGGCGAACTTACCGATGTACATGTCCATCTTATCGATCTCGGCGGTAGTCATACCATCTGTAGTGTCCAGACCATAGACACTGGGCACAACGTAATCGAAGAAGGTCACATAAGCATCGGTCATCCCATTAAGCATCGCGGAATAAGCCAACTGCTGATCAGACCACGTTGCAATGCGCCTAGTCAACTTGGTAACGGTCGTCCGCTCTTCATCCACACCGAGGTCATCGAATGTGACCTCCTCAGATCCATCAAAGAACGGGCCAGAATTACCGGCGACACGAATAGGAAAAGTCCTGAACACGCCGATACTACGATCTAGACGGTTGGCTGGAACCCCAGCGTCAGCCATTAGACCAGTGACTGTCGTATTGCGACTAGTCGTGTATGGGAATTGACCCGTGGTCAGCGACAGGCCGGTACCCTGCGTGCCCTCTAGAAGGATTGACTCCTCGTCGTTGAGCATGTCTGGCACATCTGCCGCATACACAGCCAATTCTGGAATGTCATCGGTTGTAACACAGTCATCTGAGCGCATTACACGATCTGCCGTGGCAGTACCGATTCCTTCGCGGGCAATGGTGCTGGTGGACCCAATACGCGCTGCAAGGTCAGTCTCGCCTTCGCGATTAATCTGGTCAGCGGTGATCACATGTGCACGGTAGTCGATAAACAGATGATCAGCATCGATACCTGTCTCTTCAATCTCACGCATGAGAATATCTAGAGAAATTACAGCGCCTGGCCCAATGTAACACCTCGGGGACTTGCTCTTTGCCCACGCGGCCATCGGCAACTGCTGCGACACCAACTTGTTGCCATCGATCCATCCGGTATGGCCAGCGTTCGCAGCACCAACACGAACGTGATTCTCGTAGTAATTCCAAATCTTGGACACCACAAGACCCTTGCCTTCTGAGCCGTACTGCCCACCAATTACCGCCACTACCCTATTATCGGTCATGTCAGACGTCCTAGGAATTAGAATACTCTGCATAATAAGACTGAATCCTGTTCATGATTTGTGAGATTCTTCCGGCTGATACGCCATGGCGAACAGCCAACTGGGCACGATCAACATCCGCAATGTACCCAAGCAATATCGCCCTATCTCTCTCATTATCTATCGAATCAAGAAATTCAGAGACATAAAGACGGGTGTGATCATCGTCACGACAATTACTGACAAAGTTCAAGTCAGTAGAACGATCGATGAATGATTTAGATTCGATGTGTTCGTGACCGGCACCACAACGCGAACACATGCGCTCCTTAACCGATTTAATCGGCATAGAATTTCCGCATTCTTCACAAACGGCAAATGCGTGCCTTCTAACGGTCGAACCAATCCAATCGCGAATACGATTAATGGTAAACCACTTAACATAATACAGTATGTCTCCGTGGCCTTTGTCGTTGTCAATGGCCTCCAGCACGTGAATCCAAACTTGCTGTTGAACATCTTCTTTTTCGTAGAGCCTATTACCTCGAACGATAGACATTACAGCAGGAACCGTCCGACTGTACGCCATCTCTGCCAACTGTTCGCGAGCGTGCGCGTCTGTTGACGCCCTTCGTCGCAGTGTTTCTGCCTCTAGCATTTAAGCCTCTTCTTTTAGACCCAAATAACTTTCGCAATTTGATGCGAAATCACAGAACTTGCAATTATATGAATAACTCGGGAAATAGATGCCCTGCTCATTGATAACCGATTCTAGATCCTTGCGTCTTTGAATTAGCATCGGATAGTGCTTCTCTGGATCAATACTTAATGAAACTGTCTCTCTCTTACGAAGAATACGAAAATGGACCTTCTCCAGAGGAAGCCCGAAGTGTTGGGTAAGCGCCATGTGATAAATGGTTGACTGGTAAAAAATTTCCATGGGAATAGGGACGTTCTGAGACGTCTTCCAATCGATCAACACCGGATCAATCTCGCCCGTGTCGGCGCCAATAGGACCATAGACGTCGATCCGTCCGCGCCACAAATAACCACCATATTCAAAATTAAACGAATCCTCAACCATATGTGGCCTTGGAGAATCGCCCAACTCAGATTGCAGATCGCCAGCGATTCGCTCCGCGACTTGCCAAGTCTTGATGGGTGGTTCTGTCTTAGACCACCTGATGGACGCCTCATTGGCCACAAGCCATTTCTCGGTCTTCTCAGATGCAATCTTCAACTTTTTAACTTCGTCTGCCGATTTGTACTCTTTTGTAGCGGAGACATTTGCCACGTTCGGTCTGCTGATCTTAATGGCCGAGGCTACCTTTTCGCTTTCTTTGTACCACTTTAATTCTTCGCGAAATTTCTTCTCTAGGCCGCTCGGCAATTCAGCAAACCACGCATCAGATACACAAGACTCTAAACTACCATCTGCCGCTCTTTGATCTTGATCGAGATTAAACCACTCTTCTAGACCGTTGTGAACGGCGTTTCCCAGCACGAACGCGCCAGATTCTTTACTGCGCATCTCGTGTACATACTGATACTTGAATTTTAGAGCACAATTCGATGCAAGCGCCAAGCGTGATGCTGTGTCGATGGACGCCATTAAGCGACACCATCCATAACACGCGACAAGGCCCCATCCCAAGAGTACACCCAATCGGTGGTCATGTGTTCCAAATACAAAGACTTGGGTAGAACTTCGTCATACAAAGTGACGATAGGCTTGTTCAAATTATGAGCAACCCACATCTCAATCGGAATTCCGACCGAACGCGACCGCATGTCTGCAACCATGATATCGGCAGATTCAATCGCGGCATGGTGGATCTTGATCGCACCGTCCATAGCCGATGGTGTCATATCCTCTACAGCAGGCGCCGCAAAAATGTTTGTTGCGTCATACACCACGTAGAAGTCGCTTACGGCAGACACAAACATCTGGCGCTCGGAAGACTCATTGGTGCCGTAGTCCAGTGGACCCGCTAGATAAAGCAAAGACACAAAATCCGCCCTTCTTTTGGGCGTTCGCCTTATTTAATTCAAGGAAACGCGAGAGGATCGTATACACAGCAGTATACTACATATCTCGCATCCGTGTCAATGTGATACAGGCGGGGCCGATCCGCCCGGCGAGTAGGCGAATCGGCCCCTAAGAATCTAAGACAGGCCGGTTGTCTTAGACCCCTTTCGCGCTATCCTCTAGATTAGAGATTACATCAGGATAAGCAAGCATAAGACGTTGCAATGCAATATTGTAAACGTCCTGTTCTTGAACGTAAGTGCGCTCTGAACCCGGCATTAAATCAGCATCAGAATGACCATTCATTCTCTGGTTAACTTCTAGCCGAAATAATTCAACTTGAATTTGTTTGATTGCTTCGCCTACAATCAAAACTTCATCGGCCATAGTTATCAAACGTGGCAATTTTTCTAGGCCATCTGAATATTCTGGTCGAATAGACACTAGATATCTAGGTCTAGCGGCTCTTCTTCAGTAATTGCAACATCGTTCTGGTCAGCAGCAATCTCTGCGTACTTAACCTGCGTGTCAAGCACCAACTGCTGAACAACACGAATTACAGCAAGCGCCGCCAGAAGAACAGCCGAAAGCACAGTCTCCTTGGTCGGCATCGAACCAGATGAAATCCACTCAGTAAGAGTCGGAATAAGCGATGCTAAGAAAGTGGTAAGGAGTAACTTGGATGAAGCACCCCATGATACAGTAGGCTGCAAAGTCTCGCCTTTCTATTCGTAACGGATAAATGCTGCAACAATCGACAACGGGCGATTCTTGCGAAGCACCGCGCCGCCATTGTCTTGACTGCCGGAAGAAGAAGTGTTTCCTTCTACCGTCTGAACCCATCCTCCGGATGGGGCCTTCTCAACCATGCCAACATGATCAACACGGTTGTCGCCACCGGGGAAATTAATCATAACCAAATCGCCCGGCAACGCTTGACTTGCGCCAATGATGCGCATGCCATACTTGTTGCGCTGTGCATTATATAAAATATCTGGAGTGTACAACGCATTAAACTTGCCCTGCTTTAGACCGTAATTAGCAGTCTTGCTGCCATTGTGCAGCATCGCCTTCATCACGGCATCTGCGCACCACGGATACCCCATGTTCACATAGAACGACGACAATTTTTGATTACGGGCCATCGTCTGGAGCGGTGGAACTTTGTTGCTACCGGCAGGCTGCTCCTTGACACCACGATTGGCCCAAGTAAGCATGACATTTAAAGAATTAACACGGAGTGGCTTGCTTGATGCAGAATTTTTGGCAGCGCGTGCGCGTGCAACCATGCGCACACGAAATGTTGCAGGAACACGCTTAATACCGAACAAATAACTTTGGCCTGTCTTGCCAAGAACTGTGTAGTGAACGTGGCTGGTGGGATATCCGGCACGGTACTTCCACCGAACAACAGCAGAAGCAGTCACCGGCCCGTACTCACCATCAATCTTAATTTTAAGAATTTGCTGAACACGTCGAACATCATCGCCATGCATAAAAGGGGAGGTTAATCTTAATTCGCGATACGGCTTGATATTCTTGTATGACATCACATACTCCTTAGAATGTCTAGGGCAATAGCGCCAATAACACCACCCAGAACTAACCAAACAAATCGGGAAGTAAACTCAGCGCCCTGCCACTTCGCTCGCCACAATTCCAGTTCTTTTACTCTACCATTTGTTGCTTTTGCTAAATCTTCGATGCGATCTAACTTTTCTTCGGCGCGATCAAGTTGTTCGTGGGTGCGTTTTTTGTCTTCACACAACGATTGAAGACGCTCATGAAGAATTTCGATGTCGCGCTGAGTCATATGTTTTAGTATTTAATGATGTAATTTACGACTAAGTACGGCTGCATATTGTTGTGAGGTTGATTACTACCCTGATTATTTGTTTGAGTAATACCGGTGGTAGCGACTCCGGTGCCAACAGGGTAAGTACCGTCGGCTGCATTGGCTGATCGTAACAACGATGTGGCACCGACGCCACCAGCAGACGCACCAGAAACAGAATGATAATGCCCAGGATCAGTAATTGTGTGGTTGTGTTCGGGCAATTCAGTCGTCTGCAACTGGACTGTTTCATTTCCGGCTGAATCCGACAAAGAACGAGCCGTTAGCCCAGAACCTGTACCAACTCCAATCGGAACACGTCCCCTGAAATCCGGAACATTAAAAGTCGTGGTGGTGTCGCCCACGCCAAATACAACACCAATTACAGCAAACAAAGCAGAATATGTAGTGCGCGAAATCGCTGACCCATTACAGAATAACCACCCACTTGGCGCACTACTGCCAGCGAACATCATCAATGACCCAACCGGCGCAAGCGATTGCTGCAATGAAGTGTTTAATTCTGTTACACTAATCGAATTATTAGCAATAGCAGACCCTGAAATTGGAGATGCGCTACTTTGTGTGCCAAGGTTGGTGCTGCCCATTATCCAATAATTCCAGTCGCTTTGAGGTCTGCGATAAGTGTGCCCAGTACATCTGCTACTTCATTAATCGTGGTGCTATCTGCATTGTATGTCCTGTCTGTCGTTACATTCGTGACAGAATAAGCAGAAGATTGGACCACTGGGGTGGTGCCGTAAAAACCAACACCACCTCCCGCCCCACCAATTGTAGCATCTCCGCTTACAGTTAGATCAGTGTCTACAACCAGCGAATCTGGAGTTCTCAGTGTGTCGGCGGTACTCCGGTAAACACTTGTATCACCACCAATGCTAATGCCACCGGTTGAACCAGTAACAGGCAAAGCCAACTGCCCAGCAGCACTTAATGTAAGGCGATCTGTAGCGCTTGAACTTGAACCAACCTGCATCAAATTGGCAGACTGGCTAGCAAAACCACGAATACCTAGCGGAGTTCCACCGGCATCGTTAGGCGTGATTACGAATGCATTGTGAAGGTCGGCTGGTGGTTGGTTGCCAGCAAGATACCTGATGTTGCTTACGACCGAGCCATTCCAATAACACGTGCCCAAATACCTAGTATTTGTACCACTAGGAGTACCTGACGTTGCTGCTTCTAGAGTAAATGTCTTGTTGCTATTGGTGGCGGGATCTAATGGATTGGAATCTGCCCCACCAACAGCGAAAATGTAACGATTACCAGCAGTCCCACTAACCGTAACCGACGGCGGGGTAGTTACATAACGCCACTTGTTCTCGCCACCTACTTCGTCAGTAACCAGCGAACCCTGCTCATCAAGCGCTGTTCTAATTTGAGTTGCGCTAACCCGCTCGAGACGAATACCGTCAATATGACGAGACAACAATTCCTGAAGATCGTCCAACCAGTCTTCAACGATTGTTGATGTGTTATTTACGTAGTCTACGCGCTTACCCATGAGCAACCACCATTATACTAGTTTTATTTGACATTAGATCTTTGTAAATCCGACGGTACCTGAATTTACGACGAAGCCAGAACCGCTGGTGTCAGAGTCAACTTCCCATTGTAGATGGGCAGGACCAGAATGCTCACAATAATCAATGATTCGATCCACTTCGTAAGTAGACAATCCAATTGAAAAAGTTAGAGTTACAGTTCCGGTTGCATTGTCAAAAGACACGCTTGGAATTGTGCCCTGTGCCAATCTGGCTACATTTAAAGTAAAACTGTATCCAGTGTAATAAAATCTGCCGATTAAATGAGCAGTAAGACGTTCGCGACGTTCTGCGACCGATAAACCGTCTGGCTCTGGACTTAAATTATGTAGTAATTCTAGATTTCTTAGATACTCACCGCTTGCGGTGGCAACAAACTGTCCATCGAAAAAAGTCTGCATCGACTTTTCAAGAGAAGACAACTCATTGGCAAAAATTCTTAATATGTTTGAAATGTAATAAGATGTGTACAGAACAGAAGGCATCGAATTCTGCATGTCCGTGAGCATTTGCCCGGACAAGGCGGTATCTGGCGATGGAGGTGTCTGTACAGTAGACAATTTACTAAGTCAAAGTATGAGAAGTTAGAGCAGCAACTTCGGTGTTGGCAATCGCAATATTAGATGCCGCTCCGTTAATCAGCAGACTCTGCACGTCAGCGACACCTTCGACCTGCACCATAACTGCTAGAACTTCTGCCCAAATTACATCTCCACCCGGATCGAGATTCGCTAAGTACACTTGAATTGCTTCAACGATAGGAGTACGAGTTGCGCTGGTATTGTTGGTTCCATCTAGGGTGTAATCATCGCTTTCATGGGTGATGGTGGCGCTGATCGTAAGACTAACTTGGGACACTGAGGCTGCAGTAACCACCGCACCAATAGGGGCGTACCCTTGACCGGAACCATCTTCATCCGGATCAAGAAGCGCTTGAACTTCGTCTACTACTGTAGTAGAAACGGTTGAATTTCCGGGACCGACCAAAATCACCTTAACAGTATTGTCGCCATTCCATAGCGGAATAACAGCAGCAGCATCAACACCATCAACTTCGGTTGACCACCTGATGTAATCAGCCTTATTGCCCTGACCAGAATCCGCTGAAATTGCTTGAACTAGGCGAGATTGATAGTCAGCGTCAGATTCGTCATCAGAACCGCCCGAGAAAATGTCTGCATTGATGACACTTTCTACACCATCGATACTGTCAACCAATTGGTCGATCTCTTCGACCCCAACGTTGTTGGCCAGACCAGTATCGACACTTGTGCAATTGATGTCTACGCGATCAGTCGTGTTTGCTGTCGGCGCGATATCCCCAACAGTGGCAGCGTGTGCGGGTTCATTGTCTGTATAAACAGTTGTAGCATTGTCTGAGATTGTGGCCAGATAATACCATTCTGCATCTACATCATCGCGGCGGTAAATCTTCCTTGCTGTCGTGCCAGAAGGACCTACCGGAATGTCTGACAATTCAATCTCTTTGCTAGACACACTCAGGTCTGGGCTTGATTCTGGTCCGGGATCAGTCTCTCCTCCACGCCCAACAAAAGTAATCTGATAAGAAATAGGCTCAAGCGCTAATCCGGTGCCACTTGTAATGGCTCCAGCGCCACCGGCCACAGCAGTCACTGCCGTGTCTGGAGCGAGCATTCCAATCTGATCATCTTCGGTGGTTTCAAACTGAACTACAGGATCTGACACAACCTGCGGAGAATTGGATGTGATCGTACCTGCAGGAATTGGCGTTTCCAAATCACCAATAAACGTCACAACACCACTTGAATTGGTTGCAGTGTTGCGCTCTAGACCGATCTCATACAGACCCTTATAATCTAGATATACGCCGTTAGACCAAGGCAAGAAAGTTAGCGCCGCAAAGTAATTGAAAGAATCCCACAATCTTTCAATTTCTAGAATTACTGGCGTCGTAATGTCATAGAATAACTCACCAGCACGCTTGTCAATATCAGCGTCCGCATCCGCTTCAACGCGCGCACGGATGCTGTCTTCGTCTTCTTCAAAAATGTTTGTAAAATCTAAGATGCTAGCCATGATTAAACCTCAGCCACTGGTATATCGACTTCGACTAACTCGCCTTGGCTAATCTGGACTTCAGCCGACACGTAAATTTTACCGCTTTGTTCGGTCACTACAATATTGTTAACCGACTCAATGCGGTCATGATACGCCAAAGTGTCTTTTACAGTAGCCGCAACTTGCGCCGTTGCTGCTGGCCCAGTAAGCGAATGGCTAATAACAGGGTCTAATTCAACGCCAAAATTTGCCGGATAGATTAGATACGACAAACGTTCTGTGGTCAACGCACGTCTAATCCATTGCTGAATAATCCTAGAATCATCATTCTCTAACTTAATAGGAGTTCCGCCCGGAGTCGTAACGAAATCACCAGTATCAAAGTTAAATGCCCACGTCCTGCCGATCGGAGTAGGTTCAGGTTCAGATTCTGCTTCATATTCAAGAATGTTGCCATATTCGTCATATGTTGCGACAATTGCTGGGTCTTCAATAATGTCATCAAAGACTGGCAACACTGAATCTGGTACTTCAGTTGCAGGAGCAACTTGGTACAGCAATTCACTTTCTGGATCTGGCGGAAACTCATCCGACAACACATCGATGTTGGTGCTCATTTGTGAATCACAATCCTGTGCTCGTCAACTGCAGAAATAGCCTTCATAACAATTTCAACATTGTTTTCGTCAGTGGCAATAATCGAATCATGCTTGTCTAAGTGTAGTTCATTGGTCGCGTGATCCCAAATACAAACAGTTATATATGTAGTATTTAAATTGTGCTCAAAAGTATAAGTACTGTTTACTCCATCGCCAAAAATTTCAACATACACGTTTTGTTCTGGCTTTTCAATGGCATTACTTACGTCGTCATCCGTGCGCAAAAGAGCAAGTAAAACAGGAGTACCAACGTAAGTCTCCGTCATAAGCACTTCATCGCCTACACGAAGATTACCAACCGGCACACTTTTTGCGACTTTATAGGATTGACGGCCTAATCTCTGCTTGTTTATAGCAATGATTGGCGCATTTACATCATCAATGCTAAACACCGTGCCAATATACGCCTTAGGAATTTGGTAATCACTTTCTGTGCGCATGCGCTCAGTCAAAGTACGTACCAATTCATTTGCCAGTCTATCGGTGCTCATCTACGCCTTTAGATAAAGTCTGATTTTTTGAAGAGGCTTATTTTTAATACCTAAATCTTGAGCAGTAATAGGTCCAATTAGCAAATCAACACCACCCGGAATAGGCGTTCTTGTCGCTTTTCTTATTTCAACGGTAGACGTTTTGCCGTTGTATTCTAAAACAGCATTGCCTTCTCTAAATCTGTGCAATGCAATAGGTGCAGGAGACGTAAAGCCAAAACCACCTGGATTAACCGTTACGCGATTTGGAGAGAATTCTCCGACAGGCGAAGAAGTGCCAGACAACAATGGATTGTATTGAGCGGTTTGATTCAATCTTAAACCAGGTGTTGGCGCATCTGCAGGCGGAACAAAACCACCACCGCCACCACCGCCCGTGCCGGTTTTTGGACACATCTGTGTTACGCGTCTAACCAATACATGATCACTTCTGGCGTATTCGCGGACTCCGCCACCAGCCGCACCACCAGAATTGATAATCATACCCGGAGCGGTATGCATGGCTACATGGCCATATTTAGATCCAGCACCATCGCTGGTGTTGTATAACAAAATATCTCCGGGTTGTTCTTGACCTAAAGGTACGCCCACACCAGACTTGGCAAGTGCGTCTGTGTGCCTTGGCAGACTAACACCAGCCTTTGCCCAACAATATTGAATAAACCCGGAGCAATCAAATCCGATGGTGCCAGCACCTCGACCGATTCCTTTGGAAGCACCGTTAGTTCCACCGCCACCCCACGAATACGGTGTTCCAATCACAGCGCGACCAGCCTCAATCGCCGTATTCGCACAATTGCCACCAGTGCCACCAGTACTGGCTTTAATTCCTTTGTCTTCGTCTGTTAGAAGTGCAGAAGGCACCACATCGAGCCAGTTTAAGTCAATATCAGTGGTCGCACCACTTGCAGCAATAGAATGACTTACGCTAGAAGTGTAAAATTTACCAATTAGTCTGGCTCCAATATGATCTCGAACGAAAACGGGCTGACCAGCACGCAATCGCGGCATCAAGAAGCACGACACTGTGGCATTTAGATTCTCGGTTAAATTAGATCTTAGTACTTGCAACGCCTGCTTTTTGGCATCGTTTTTTGTGATAGCCTTATCAAGTTTAATAAGTTTGTGCAGGTATCCATATTTGTCGATTTTGGCTTGATTCTTAACTTTTTCTACAATTACAGATTTTTCTGGCTCTACAGAACTTCCTGTTGCCTTGCGCCATTCTACGGCGACAATCCCGGCACTACGCGGAATGCTCAAAGCATCCCAAGCGGCTGAAGTTAAATCAATTTTCCTATCATACCCAGTCGATCCACCAGCACCACCGCGACCGACATCAATCTTGGGCACACGAACTGTCTTGCCGTTATATCTAACTTCAATCTCTGCACCACAAGACAGGTTGCCTAATGCTTTAAAATCCCAGCCAGACGGAGCAGACCAATTGGTGGACAGTTCAGCAAACCCCATCTGTTCAGCAGTGCGCGGCCCCACTCCGGCACACGACACCGCTTGCCCAATGTCTGTGTAAAAACTTGCAGCGGCGTTTTGCCACCCACCGCCCGACGCTGCATAAGGATCATTTCTTGTCTCGCCCGGATCTACAGTTCTGTCTGTTGTGGTCTGTGTGTTGTCTGAATCTTGGGGTTCAGAGATAACGGTAACAGCATTAAACATTCCGTCAAGAGTGTCTGTAAAAGAAGTACTTATTAAATTTTGTCCCTCTTGAATAGAATACAAAACCGGTTGTTCTTTTTTCTCAAATACCCTAAGAATATCTTTCTCGAACCTAATAACAAACTTGCGACCGCTAATTCGCCTCTCTTCTGTCCATACTTTAAGCAGCAGTTCATACACAGAGCCACTGTCGATTTTAATCAGAGGATTGCGATTTTTACATACAGGAAGTCGTTTTGCTACTGGAATACCATATTTATCGCACACAAAACGAGTAATCTGAGCGGCAGTCCACCCTTTCTTGTATGCTTTCTTTTTAGGATCTCGCTGAAACAAGAAAGTATCTTCCGATTGATGCAAATACACCATCGGATCCTTAAACTCTAAACTTAAATTTGAATCAGTGCGAGAACCTCTTGATTTAGACCAGATTACGTAACGGCCTAACTCTTCCATTTGATTATTGTTGTTGATAATCGATATTTTTAGTCTTTGGCCTTTGTCGATATTTTGAAACAGACGTTCGTTTTTTGTTGGATGAACTGGATCGTGCAGCACCAAATTGCCCGAGACGGTAAAATCGTCAATACTTTCAGACCAATCTAATGACACAACATGATCGGTTAAATCAACTTTGATAAGTTGATTTGCTTGTTTTCCGGTAATTTGATTCTTAGTGCGGTCCCGATAGTACAATTCAACTTTAAAACCGGTTTTTGAAGTAAATCGCCGGTCATCGATTTGATATCTGGCAACAGGATAATCTTGATTGAGTACAATGATCTCGCCGTCACCAGTTCTTTGCACACTTTCAATCTTCTTTGGTTCGATATATTTAGCCATTGTTGTCTGAGTTATCCAGATTGTCTGCTTCAGTAATTGGACTAAATAATGCCCCATCGCTGGTGCGCAACTTAATTTTTGTGCCCATTTTGATGCGTTGGTTTTGATTAGTAACCTTTTTGGGCTTCTTGCCTTTGGCGTGTGGCTGCTTCATGTTTTTGTTTAGACGCAGGATAGTTTGGTATGTTACGCCGAATCTTTTGTAATTTCGAGCAATTCTGGCCGGTGTCTGCAAATCTTTGCGATTTACAACATAGGTGTATGGACCAATATCGCGCCGAACCATGCTAAATGCTAGTTCTCTATACTCAGTAAACGAAACTGAATACCACAAGCAATCGCCTTCTTCATCATTAACTGAGTACTGAGTAATCATGGCAAGATGATCATACACCAACCTATTGGCGCTAGCATCGTTGCTATATGAACCGCCGATAGACGGCTCAGACACAACAAGCCTAAAAATAGTGTTTTGACTCGCCAATCTTTTTAATAAACTGTCATACCAATTTGGATCCCTGTATGGGTGCTGTGCAGTCGGGTCATGGCCGTAGACAGGATTTGCTTCTAGTGGCAACAGACTGTCGAAATTAATGGTAATCAAACCCGGCCCACCACCAAACACAACCGAACCAGAAGCAGGAACATTGTTGTTGTTTACATTTGTTCCTTGTTGAACACTAATTGTGTCTAGCGGAGCAACAGGGAGCCTAACACCAGACAATCCAGCATTGACCAAAGTCTGATCGTTGGTCAAGTCACCTCTGGCGATTAAAAACACCGCCTTGCCTTTTTCTGCTCTAGCCAATTGTCATTCCTGCGCCGGAAATCCTTGGTGCCGCACCAACTTGCTTCTTAATTTCTGCAACAAATTGGTCAAGATTTTGAACACCATGCACGTGGACTTGATTAATTGTGATAGAACCGCTGCCGCCACCACCATACTGTAGTTTACGGGCGCCGCGTGCAGAATGCAACGGAGCAACAATTTCAGGCCCGGCTTCACCAATAAGTGCCATTGTTGGTTGAGTAACAACAGCACCAGACGCACCACCTGCGGCCTTGCGAGCAGCCGCGTCTGCTAACGCTTGCGTGTTTGCAATCATTCCCGGAGTGGCTTCTTTACCAAAAGGATTAAGATTACCTATGAAACCAAAAGCACCTTTAATCTTGTCTAGTCCAGCCACAATCTTATCCACAAACCAAGCAATACTTTCAAATACAACTTTAAGTGGATTTAATAAGAATGCAAAATATTCTGTCTGCGCAAACCAGTCAAAAAACCTGCCCAACAAATCAAGGATCTCCACCACGAACATGATAATTGGCCTAAATGCTTTAAATCCTGCTCTTAGAATTTCAATTCCTGCACCTAAAACCTGAGCAAGAACTTGAATAATTCTAACGATATCATCTCCATATAGTTTTGTAGTTTCGATGATAAAGTCAACAAACCTGCCACCAAAGTCTGAAAGAATCGGAATAATTCTTTGTACGAATGGACTTAGAGCAACTGTGATTCTTCCAATTCCACCCAAGAAATCCTTAACCAGACCCATTAGACCCTCAAAAAGAGGCGCGGCTTGAGAAAAGAATTCAGTCATGCCAGACATTCCGCCCGGCTTGCTCCACTTAGAAGTTACATTGTCCAATAGATTGTTAAAGCGAGTTAGCATTCCATCGATAAACGGCGCGGCAGCAATAGACACTTGGCCAAACCAATATGCCAAATACCCAATCGTCTCTCCCATGGTTCTTACAACCGGAAGCGCAGACTCAAATAATTCTCTTAAAAACGATTGGCCTTTTGCGCTTTGAGTGAAATTGGCGAAAGATTGTACCAAAGAATTCATGACATCGGTAAACATCCTTACCATGTCTGTAACCAAAGGCAATAGTGGCTTCACAGCCGCTAAAGTGTTAGCCAAAATGTCCACCATATTTTGCTTATTCTCTGGTGTATATACGGCATTTTTTAGATCTTCTTTAACAAACTTTTCTAATTCTGAGTAAATGTACGCGCCACCGTTTTCTTGAATCTCTTTGCGCTTCTTGTTTAATTCGTCCAGTGTTTTGTTATATTCTGTGGTGCCCTTGGTTAGACCTTCTAATCTCTCTTCTAGTTGCTTCTCTTCATCAGCCAACCTCTTGGTGTCCGTGATAAACTTGAACATTGGAATACCCGCGAAACCAATTACACCAACAAGACCAGTAATTAGCGTGACGATACCAGCAAGTGGTGCACCCAATGAACCAATAACAGCGCCCAAAACACCGATAGCAGACGTGACCGCAATAGTAGCCCCACCGAGCACACCGAATATGCCAGCCAGCGCGGCCATTGTAGCGGCGTAACGCACAACACCAGAGATTGCAATACTAATCGATTGCGTCCACTTAGCATTTAAACGTAACAATCTGGTAATAGACTTTGCAAAACCACCCGCAAAGTCTTCAATAATAGGGCTAAGCAATTTAGTATAAGCGCCTAAATTCCTGGCCGTATTGAAGGCTACTTGAATGACACCAATTGGTCCTCGATCAAGCCTTCCAACGCCAACTCTTGTGGGTGTAGCAACACGCGCGACAGCACCAGCAATACGAGTCCGACGTATTTCTTCATCTTCAAATGCTGGATCAGAAACCCTGCCACCACCAGAAGGCATCGCTAATGTTCCAACCGGCGAACCCACACCGCCAGCACCATTAAACATGCCCAAAGCGGCCATTCTGGCGCGAACGGAGGCATACTGAGCGTCAAACAGCATCGTGTCTAGAGAGACGCGAATTCTAATATTTTGACGACTCAAAACAATGAGTTTGCGTTCGATTTCTGTGATTTTGTCGCTTACTCGTTCAAGCGACGCCGCCAAAGAATTGGCTGAACGCATAATGCGGTCAAACTTCGCAGAAGCACGGTCTTGAATGTCAACTACTGCTTGAA